TGATCGATAAGTTTAGGCGCCATTAGTCTAGTTTCTAATTTTCTTTTAAAAGCAGCTTTACCTATTTTTTGTAAATCTTTTTGTAATATTTTATGTTTATCAAGATATTTTTGAGTGTAATACAATAAATTAGTTCTATCATCTTTTCTATCAATTTTAATAGCACCTCTTTTAGTAATTTTATAAAATATTATTTCCACTTTAATTGGGCCTGTTTTTAATTTTAATTTAGTTTTTTGTGTATCAATCTTATTTTTAGTAATTCTAAGTAAAATTATACTTTCTTCCAAATAATATTTTTTATTTTTATTAATAATTTCTTTTGTATTAAATAGAATATTTTTTAAATTATTGTTTTTTGTAATTATCTTAAATTTTTTTTTTGGAATAATAAAATAATATTTATATTTAATCATGTATAATATACTTGATATAAATATTATTTTAAATTATTTTTCAAAATATATTTTTTTATAACAGCGTATGGTTTATTATTAAATTTTTCTGAACAATTTTTACAAACAATAACATAATATTTTTTTGAATCTAAATATCTTTGATATCTAGATGTAATGGAATTACACAGAAAACAATTGTGTATCCATCCTTTAAAAGGAATTGATGGTTCATAAAAGTGTTTATATATAATAATTTTATCTTTTTCCTTTTCGTTAAACAATTCCATATTATATAATTACAGATTTTAATATAAGGGAATAATTGCTTTAGTATCAATATGGCAGATTTTCAATCAGTTTTTAACAATGATAAAGATAATTACAATAATAATAAATTAGATCATTTTTTTACACAGAGAAAAGTTACTGAATATAATGAACATATTGATAAAAATATGAAAAGAAAACAGACTAAAAAAAATATAACATATAATTTTTTAGCAATAAATTTACCAATTTTAAATGATAATAAAAATAACAATTTAGAAATAGAAATTTGGGGAGATTTAGGTTATAATTTTAAAGGAACATTTAGTAGAAAAGAAGGTTCATTTCCACATTTATTAGTTAAATTGTGCGGAGATACACAATTATTTGTAAAATTAGATATATTGGATTTACATGAAAATAAAAATGTAGATAAATTTATTAATTTTATACAAATTCCTAAAAGATATCAAACTGTACCAATTGTAAGTGAAAATAAAGAAAATGATTCAAATATTGATGTTTAAATTATAGACTTTTTATTGTTTTCATAACTTTTAAATTCAAATTAATATAATAATTGATAATATCTTTTAATATATTTTTAATATTACCACTTTTTAGTTTATAATTTATTATAATTTTATTTGCAAGAGGATGCGGCATATTATAACCACCGAATGTTACAGCAGAATGTTTTTGCAATCCATCAGCTAATAAATTACCAATTGTATGATCAGCATTTGGAATTAATAATTTATCTTCCATTCCTTTACCATCTGGTATTTTTTTTAATAAATCTTCTAATTGTTTATTTATGTTTTTGATAGCTACTTCTATTATTCTTGTTTCAGATAATTGTCCTTTTGATTCTATAATATAATCAAATCCCTTAGTTTTATTATGTTTATAAAAATTAACTGATACAGGAGAGTAAATTCCAGATTTATTTTCAACACCTAATTTAGTTACTGCTGTAAATAATATTTCTTGTGATGGTTGAAGATCAATAATAGGAATTTTAGTTTTGTATGGAGAAGGTATACTTTTTTGAGCCAAATAAAATTTAGCATCATCTGTAGTAACGGTAACTATATTATTTGATTCGTTTTTGTATTCTACGTACATAGTTAATTGATTTAATGACGAAATATTTACATTTTCTTCAATAGAAAAATCAAAATTATCTTGATCAATTAATTTATTTTCAAAATATTCTTCTTCATCCTCATCAATCTCTTTTTCTTCTACAAAGAATTCTTCGTTATTTTTAATTCCAATAACAGGAAGATTACTTATTCTCAACTTCATATAATTATTATTAAAAACAGAGGTATTTTTATTAATTTTTATATTTTTAAAAACATAAATAGGTACATTACTAAAGACAGTTCTTCTAATTGAATTTAAATATACTTCATTTATATTACTTCCGGATATATTAAATTCAAGTCTAGAATTTAAAAATGATTTATCCCAACTTTTTTTTTTGATAGTGACATTAGAAACTTTCATATTGTATATATTATATTATAAATTTTATATTTTTATATATCAATTTTTATTTAAAATAATTTAAATTTCTCAACATATATATATATATATATGAAAAGTTTAATAAAAATTGTTTTAATAATTTTTATTCTTGTATTATTATTTAAAAATAAGGAAAGATTTTCAGAACTAAATAATAGTAACTGTCAATTGAAAAATAAAATTCAAAACAATAATAATTTTAGTAAAATATTTAAAGAAAATTATACAAATAACTTTCAAGATTTTAATAATTTAAAAATGTCAATGGTATTTGTAAATCTTAATGTAGAGTATAAAAATTTTTTTACAGAAGAACAAAGAAATATAATTAATAATATTATTAATAATATTAATGAAAATGAATTAAAAAATATTTTTACATTAAAAAATCTATTCAAAATTGTTTTAGAAAAATTATGTCCAACACCAACACCAGCACCAACACCAGCACCAGAACCAGCATCTCAAACACCTGTAAAAGTATCAGTAAGATGTAAAGATGATTATAAATATAGTGATTTATTAAAATCAAAAATATTTTTAGATGATATTAATGGTTATAAAAAGGACTACCCATTGTTTTTTAGTGATAGGACAATTTTATCATGGCCAGATGGATTAAAATTATTAAAAGATTATTTTAAAAATTATCCAGATATGAAAATATTATTGCCAAGTAAAAAGTTATTAAAAAAGTTGAAAGAATGGATAAAAAAACAAAATTATCCTGGAAATAAAACAATATTTGAATTTTTAAATATACTAGTAGAATTTTTAAAAGAAAATGTATTATATGATAAAAAATTAGAAAAATTTTATGCAGATCAATTGAAAAAGGAATGTTTAAGTAAAACATGCGGAAACTATGATAAATGGAAAGAAAATTATAGTTATTGTAATACTTTAGGCTATCCAAACTTTAAAATAAGATATAAATGTGAGAATATTAACGATAAAAATAAATGTGATAAGAATAATTTGTGTTATTTTAAAGATAAAAAATGTATTCCTTTAGAAAAATGGTGTGATAGCTATAATGATAAATTAAATTGCGAAAAAGCAAGAAATAAAGGGAAGAAAGAACGATGTTTCTGGCATAATGAAGAATGTTATGAGGCAAATAATTGTGGAACTCATCATAGTATTTATCACAATAGTAAAATTAATTGTAAATCTGATAAAAATTGTTTTGTAACAAAAAATGATGATTCGTGGGATTGTACTAGAAAAACTAGAGCGTGTATGTATCTAAATAATCACAAAGAAAATTGTTTAAATCCTAATAAAGAAGATAAATGTGTTTTTTGAGTTGATAAATAAGGTGAAAATGAAGGTATGGAAATAAATAAAGATTGTCCACAAAATGAAATAGATAAAGAAAATAACCCAGATAAAGGATGTTATAAAAATGCACCATATTTAAAAGATGGTTATTGTCATGTTGATAAAGCATGTACTGTATCATCTTGTAGAAAAAGAATAAATCATTTTTATAAAAATTATTTACATGAAAATAAAACATGTGATAGTTTAAGAAGAAAAGCTAATTGTCCTGCTAATGATCCTAATAAAATACCTGATGAAGGTTGTAGTCAATCTAGGCCTTATTTAGCAAAATATAATGAAAAAATTGGTAAATATAATGTTAAAAAATGTTACAAAGATAAAGCATGTGCTGAAAGTGAGGATTGTAAAAAAAACAATCCTATAAGATGTTCTGGAAATATAACTAAGTGTCCTATAGCAGAATCTCCTGCAGATGAACGAATAGTAAATGTAATAGAACCTAGAATTTTAAATAAGTGTTTAGAATTTTCTTATAATAATGAAGATAATTTTGATTGCCCTACATTTTTTGATAGTAAGCCTGATGGAGTAGATTTTGATCGAAATAAAAAATATAATTGTCCTGATAGTCATCCAATTTTTAATGAAAATAATAGGAAGTGTTACAAATCTCGTTTGTGTTTAGATAGTTCTAATTTTGAATTAATAGATAGTTCTAATTTTGAATTAATAGATAAGTGTGAAAATTATTGCTCTGAAAATGCTATAGATCCAACAGTAAGTGATATTATAGAAATTTCAGAAACACCTGCACCTGAATCAACTGTATCAAATCCTTCTGGAGCAGTGGAATCAGAAGCAATATCGCAATGTCCTGATAACACAACCAGTAATGAATGCACTGCTCATTGTCATTGTAATAGTGATCAATATTGTGATACAGCGAATAATTGTTATAGTAATTTAGACCAAGGAAGTAATCAAAAAAATTGTCTAGAAAGATACAAAGATCCAATTGAATGTAAAAATAATGAAACATTAACAAATGAAGAATGTGCAAAAAGATACTGTCCAAAATAATTATAAATTAATAATTTCATCGCAATAATCTTCAAAACTATTACGATAAAAGTTTATTTTCTTATTTTCTAATACCCATAATTGCGAATCAAGTTGAGTAATTAACTCTTCTTCATGAGTAATAACCATAATACCACCATTATAATTTCTTAGTCCATCAATCAATGCTTCTATTGTTTCAAGATCAAGATGATTTGTTGGTTCATCTAATAATATAAAATGTGGAAGAGTAAATATTAATTTAACCATAGCTACTCTAGCTTTTTGACCTCCTGATAATTCACCTATTTTTTGAACATGTGCTTTTCCTTCTAATCTCATTTGTCCTAGATATCCTCTAATAGTATGAATTTTATTTACTGATTGTAAATTATCTGGAAATATACTTTCTAAATATTCAACTGGACTTTGATCTAAAGGTAATGTATTTTCAAAATGTTGGTTATAATAGCCTATTCTCATACCATTTTGTCTCCAAATATTGCCCGATGATGGTTCTAGTTCACCCATAATTAGTTTAAGTAGAGTTGATTTACCAGAACCATTTTTTCCAACTAGTGTAACAACAGATTCCATATCTAACCCAAAATCAATGTTATCAAATATCTGGTTGTCATCATCATAAGAAAAACTAACATTATTTAATTGTATAATATTACCATTATATATAGCTGTTTCAGGTATTTTTATTTGTAAATTATAATCTTTTTCTGGTTTTGGAACTTGATTTGTTTTTATAAATTCTGCAATTTCTTTTTTAGAACTAGCTTTCTTTTTAAATTTTTTTAGATTTTTTTCATATTTATTCCAATCTTTTAAAGCTGTTTTTTGTTTATTATAAAAATTCTTTTTAAAAGCAGAATAGTTACCTCTATAATTTACTAATTTAAAATTTTCAATATTCAAAATATTATTACAAACTTTATTTAAAAAACCTACATTATGTGAAACTATTAGAGCCATACTTTTTAAATTCTCTAAATATTCACTTAGCCATATTACAGCTTCCAAATCTAAATGATTAGTAGGTTCATCAAGTAATAATAAATCTGGTTCAATATATAATGCTTTTGCAAGGGATATTCTCATTTTCCATCCACCGCTAAAATTATTACATTGTAATTCCATCTTTTTATCTGAAAATCCTAGACCTTTTAATATTTTCTTTATTTTAGGTTTTTGTTTTTCAGGTTCGAATGATTTTATTTCTTGTTGTAAATTTTCATATTCTTTAAATATTTCTTCATTAGCATACTCACTTTCTAATAATAATTCAATTTCTGCTATTCTTTTAGATATTTCATTCATTCTTCTATTACTTTTAAGAATTATCTTAACAGGACTTTCATCTGTGTCCTCAATTTCTTGTTCTACATATAAAATTAAAATATTTGGATGAATTTCAAATTTTCTATCTGCTATTTGTCGTAGTAATGATGATTTACCACATCCATTTTTGCCAATTAGTCCATATTTTTGACCTTGGGTTATTTTTAAATTTGATTCTTCGAATAGTAACTTGGATCCTGCTTTTAGTGTAAAATTATTTGCTAATACACTATCAATAGGAATATTTTTTAATTTTTGTTGTGTTAAATTCATTAATAATATAAATTGGTATATTATTAATTATTTAATTCAATTTTTATTATTGTGGTGGTGGATTTTTTGAAATATAATTAAAGCTTTTTACAAAAGAATCAAAATCAAGATATTTTTTTGGATCTTTTTTGTCAGCAAATTTAGCCCACAATTCATTCAAATATTGTTTATTTGCAGGATTATCAGGGACATGAGCACCTTTCTTAAAATCATCTTTATATATTTTTTTATA